GCGAAATAGATATAGCTGCGGGTAGTGCTGGTCACCGACCCACCACCACCCTTGCCGCCGCTGGCCGAGTTGGTTTCCGTCACCACCTGTTCTTCCAAATCCGCCGCCCAGATAACGTTGCCCGCAATCCGCACCGTGCCATACACCAGGGGCAGCATCGTGCCATGCGCCGAGGACTGGACTTTCAGGTCATGCAGGCGCGGCCCTTCTTGGATTTGATCCGGTGGGCCGTCTTGCGGAAACAGAACACCACCCAGTAGAGAACCCAGTGCAAAGCCCAGATACGGCGCCCCAAAGGCACTTCCGACCAGTGCCCCAGCCCCAGCAATAGCAAGCTGAGCCATAATCAGGTGACAGGGAACAGGTTACAGGTGACGGGAAGCATTTCAGTTCTCCAGCCCAGGGAAGCGAAAGGCAAAACGGCGGCGGGACAGCCATTTGTCGGACAGCCGCGTTTCCGCCACTTTACCGATTTCAGCGTAGGCGTGAATGATAGTGTCCGCGCTGGCAATAATGCCTGCGTGCGCCGCTGGCCCCGTGCCGAAGCCGAACAGCAGCACATCGCCGATGTATGCCGATTCCAGCGGGATTTCTTCCGCATACTGGCAGGCATGGGCATAGAGCACCTCTTCGGCACGGTGGAAATGCCAGTGGGGTGAATAGTTGATGTCCACCTTCAGCGGCGCAACAAACGCCTCGTACACACCGCGCAGCAGGCCGATGCAGTCACAGCCCACGCCTTTCAGCGCAGCCTGATGATGATACGGCGTTCCCAGCCACGAACGGGCTTCAGCAACGATATCGTCTCGGGTCATGGCAGTTTCAAAATCTGATCAATGCCGGGCAAATGGGGCTCGCCGCGAAAGTTCAGCACGTTGTTAAACACGGTGCGGCAGGTCTCAAACGTGCGGTCACAGCCACGAATGGCTTTGAAGGTGTTGCCCACGGCGATTTGGTAAGGCATCGGCTGCACCAGCGTGAACACGCCGCTGCTGTAGGTTTTGACCTCAATATCAAGCCCCGCGTTGGCACCCGTTAGCCATTCCACCAGCCCCATCTGGAAGTAGCCGTCCGGCTTCAGGCCGGTGGCATGGGCAAAGGTACGCTGATCCGTTACCGCTGATACTGTTAAGGTGTGCGTATACGGCGCAAGGTCGATTTTGCAGCGGTTGTCTCCCAAGCGTTTGACACGGCAGGTGGGGGAATAGAGTTCGCCAATCTGCCGCTGGAAGGCTTGGGAGAGACCGCGAATCTCCGCCACAAATACACCCTTGCGGACGGTCACTTCGCCCAAGGTACCCACCCTCAGTACAAGCTTGCCCTGGGTGAGATCTTGGTAATTGACCAAAAACACCTCAATGGCAGCGTAATCATACTTGCCCGCCTGCAAATCCGCCTCGGTGATGCTGGTGTCATTGAGGATGGCCTCGACCTCCAACTGATCCACCGCCAGCCCGGCGCTGGTTTCAATGGCGGTGGGCGTAAAGCCGGTGGAGGCTTTGTAGGTAACACTGTCCACCACCAGATCGCGGCTGAAGGAGGTAAAGCCCGATATCACGCCGTCTTTGCGCATAACCTTCCAGCACAAAGCCAGCGTTGTTACCTCACTGGTAAGGTGGGTTTTCAGGGTGGTGGAGGCGGGAATCATAGGCGAATCTCAATGAGGGGGATCTGATCCCACACAAACAGTTCGTGGGACTGGATGCGGATGGCGAGGCGGTCGGTGTCAAACCGGACAGGCACATCGAACTCGCAATCCGCCGTGATCAGCACGCCAGTTGCGGGGGCAGTGGTGAAGGTCGCCATCCCTGTCGTGTGATCCACGGTAACGCCGGAGGTTTGTAACACGCCGTCTTTGTAGAGTTTCACCGTGCCAGAGACGGGCTTTTTCAGCGGGCGGGTCTCGTTTTCGCCGCCGCTGGTATAGGTCTTGGTCAGCTGAAAGGCGGTTTGCGTGCCGTTACCCGCACCAATCAGTTGCCCTGTAACGCGGTAATCGCTCCAATCCTTAAAGCGGAAGCCATACGCACGCCCCTTGCGGGCACGGAAAAAGCTGATGACCTCCGCTGCCTGGGTGCGGTTTTTGATGCCGGTCGAAACATCATACCGCGCCCGCGCACTGTCCCAAGACTGGTTGCGCTGCTCAAAGCCCGATTGCAGGATGACAATGTCGGTGAGGTATTCGGGGCCGCCCGTGGCGCCGTAAGCGATGGCATCGGGGAAACGGACTTCGTGGAAACCACTCATGTATTCCTCCCCTTATGCCGTGCCAACGACACCGCCAGATCCCCCATAATCTGCCCGCGGCTTTGGCGAAAAGACTCTGCATCGCGGGTGACGATGGTCATGTTGATAACGGGACTGCTGGAGCCGCCCATTTTCCCGGCTTGTTCACGGGGGATAACAATTTCGCCCCGTTGCAGAATGGCAGGCACTTCATCGGGCATCAGCCCCGCAATGCCGCCACTGTGGTAGCGGGGAGCCGTGGCAAACAGCATCGGCGAGACAGCGCGTGACGGTGCGCCCGCGCCAACGGTTCCACCTTCGTGAAAGATGCCCGCACCCAACAGGCCCTGTGCCAGCGGCGCGGTGATGGCTTGGCGAACGGCGATGCGGGCCAGATCCCGCAGAATGTTGTTGGCGAGATCTTGAAAGTTGAGTTTTCCCGTGGTGACGAAGTCCACCAGCGACTCTTCCAGCCCCTGCAGGCTGCGACCCATGGCGTCCTGCACTTGCCCGGCCACGTCGGTGGCGGATTTGGCGTAGTCTTCCAAGGCCCGTTTCGCGCCCGTGGCAAAATCGTTGCTGCCATCTTCGGCTTGGTGGAAAGTCTCGCTTGCCTGTGCGACAGCGCGGTTATAGGTGTCTTGGTCAATGGCCCCTTTGGCCAGTAGGTCGTTCAGTTTGGCGATTTCAGCGCCGTACTTTTCCGCATCGTTGCGGGTGGCTTCGAACACCTGCCGGGCGGCATCGGCGGCTTGTTGCTCTTCGTAGAGTTTCGCCGCCAGCTCCTGGGCTTTGGCTTTTTGATCATCGGTGGCATCTGGGGAGAGCCTCTCCACGGTTTGATCCGTGAATTTTTCCTTATCCGATTTGCCGACAGCAGAACGATCGGCCTCTAACCGTGCCAGAATCTCTTGGTTTTTGGCGTAATCTTCCTGCGCTTTTTTGGTGGCTTCCAGCGCGGTTTTTTCATCGTAGAGCGCACCCGCCAGTTCGCGCACCCGTTCGCGTTGCGCGGTGGTGGCTTCGCTGGAAAGTCGACGTTCCGCCGTTAAAACAAACTGCTGGCGTTCATTGAGCAGCAGAGCCTGCCGTTCATCTTCCAAGGAACGGATGACGCTGGCACGGGCATCCACGGTGCTTTTTTGGGCTTCGGCCTGTTCTCTGCCCGCCTGTTCTAACGTGGCATTGGCCACGGCCAGCTCACGTATTTTCATGGCTTCCGCGCTCTTGGCATCAATGCCGAGCTTGCGGATTTGTGTTTCAGCGGCCTGTTCGCCTTTCACCCGCGCCACCGCGTCCGCCCCTTGGCGCATGGCCGTGTTTAATTGTTCAATCTGCTGCTGTTCGCGCTGCAGGGTATCGATGACTTCACCCGTATCCTGTTGCTTACGGGCGGCTTCGTAGGCCTTTTGCGCTTCCTCTTTTTTGCGCTGTTTGGCGGTTTCCGTAGCGGTGTTTTCGAGGATCTGCCGCTGTACACCATCCAGCTCCGCCTTGATGCGGTTCACCTCTTCGCGTGCTTGGACGATGCGGCGGCTACCCAGCAGACCATCGCTATCGTTATTCAGTTGCTGCGAGGCATTCAAATCCGCCGTTGCCCGTTGCAATCGTGCGGTTAAATCCCGAAACTGCTCATCCAGCGAGGGATCGCTGAACAGGCCCCGCAGACCATTGACCGTGCGTAAAATAACCGTTTTGTAGGTGGTATCCACCTGCTGGGTGAAACGATTCCATTCGTCTTCCAGAGCTTGGGTTTGTTTGACCAGATCCTCGCCCATAACAAGGCCAAATGCCCGCGCTTCCTTGGAAAGGCTGGCAATGCCCGCCTCGCCTTCAGAGAGAAATTGCACCAGACGCGGCCCTGCCTGTTTGCCGAACAGATCCGAGGCCAAGGCGGCCTTTTCAGCCTCACTGCCCACGTTTTCGAGCTTGCGGACAAACTCATCGAACACATCGCCGGCGTTGCGGATGGTGCCGTCAGTATTCAGGGCCGCAATCTGTAATCGCTCAAACGCCCCCGCCGCCGCACCCGTGCCATCGGTGGCCACATCACCAAGGCGCTGGTTGAGTTTGCGGATGCCATCATCCAGCAATTCTGCCGATGCCCCGCTTTGTTCGGCGGCGTAGCGCAATTCCTGCAATCGCTCGACATTAATGCCGATGCTTTGGGCCAAATCGCCCAGCTCCGCCGTTTTTATGACGGCGCGGTTGATACTGTCAAAAATCTGATTGCCCGCCGCTAGCGTTCCGGCTACAGCAAAAGCCCGCTTTAATCCGCCCACAACGGAACTGAGGGCCTGCAACTGGTTTGAAGCTGGGACGCCGGCCTGCTCAATGCGTTTTAATGCCTGTTCCCCCGCGCGGCCAATATCCTGCAGCTCCCGCGCGACGACTTTGCCGTTTTCGGTGGCAAGGCGGATGGAGAGATTACGGGTGGCCATGGCAGGTGACAGGAATCAGGTGACAGGTGACGGGTCAGCGGGATGGAAGTCGGCGAGAACAAAGGGTAACAGTTCTGCGAGAATGGGCAGGTCGTAGCCGAGGGATTCGGCAAGTTTCAAAGCCACACTCAGTGACCTGTCACCCGTCACCTGTAACCTGACCCCTGTATCCCACGCCTGCCAACCCTCCAGCGTTTTCGGCTCAAAGCGTTGGTAAGGGCAATCGTTGGTTAACTCACTTGCACAGGGGAGTCGCTGCTGCGCGCATCCGGCGCAGTAACGGGCGCCGCCGCCGAAGTGCCATTGGCAGCGCTCAAACAGGGCTTTTTTTCGGCGTCGAGAAGCTCCTTTAATCCCGTGTACTGCGTGCGGAACTCATCGGCCAGTGTCCAGAAACTCATGAGGTCACCCACGGTTTGGTTATTGACGGGGGCGGGTTCTTCGGAATCGGGCAGCAACACGCCCTCCCAGGCCAGAATGCCCACTTTTGCCAGCGCGGTGGTGAAGGCAGCGATGCGGCGGCCTTCCTCAAGGGCGGTATTTTCTGAGAGGGTATCGCCCAGCTTCTGCCGCGCCACCGATTGCGCCGCATAAAACACCGCGCTGGTGAACGGACGCACCTGCACACGCACACCCAGCTTTAAATCAATCCAATAGGGTTCTGTGGGGATTTTAAGTGATAACATGGATTTTTCCCTGTTTTTTAATGTAAAAGATGAATTAATAAGAGGCCACATCATTCACCAAGGTAACCGTCACCATGGCGTTTGCCGCTGTGTTTCTGGCCCCTTGGAAATCATAACTGGCCTCGACACCGCCGGGGCCTTGAATGCCAATCTTGGGTTTGGGCAAATACACCTCGTGACACAGAATGATCAGCTTGTTGTTGGCATCAATCGTGTAGGAAAACTCTAGATCCACCGCCGTACCCGCGCTAGCAAGGTCAATCAACGTGTTGTCAGCGTAGCGCACCGCCACGGACCCCGTGAGCGCGGCGATGCCGGGATCGACGCCGTCCAGCTTGCCATCCGCACGGATGGTCTCGATTTTTTCCAAATTGTTGCTGTAGGTGACGGAGGCGGATGTGACGTTCGCCAAGGCTGAACCGCCCTGTTTAATCGCCCCCTGAAACTGGGAAAAGCGGGTATAATTGGCCTGGGTGGGCGTGCCGCCTTGAGTCGTCGCGTTGCGGGTTTCGCCTTGGCCGATACAGTTAATGGTGGCGGTGGCCTCGCCCGAGCGGGTAAAATTGAACGCCATGGAATTGACACGCACGCCGGCCACCATGAAAAAAGCAGGAATTTGGGGCAGTCCCGTCTCCAAAGAAAGGCTGGGCAGGCTGCTGGCTCCAGATTTGAACACGTGGCTGTACGGCGCGGCGCTGCCTGTTGTGGTGGGGGCACCGAGAAGGGCTTTGAGCCACTGGCCGATATTGCGCAGATCCACGGGAACGACGATATCGCCATCCACATTAATGGCGTCCTGATACGGCTGAGTCGGATCGCGTCCTAAACCAATGACGTTGCTGGCAATCAACCCCTGCTGAGCGCTGATATCCCGACTGACAAAGGGCATTTTTTTAAAACCGGACACGGGCGGCGTCCCATATGTGGTTTCAAAGGCAAGCAAAAGTTGGGCGTTCCAGCCGTAAGCACGGGCCATAGGGTGTTCTCCTTACGAGATCGGGGTGTTAGCGATGTATTCCAGCAAGACCGGCACGGTGGCGATCTTCAGGCCCGCCGCGCCTTCCACGGGTTCATCGGTTACTTGTGGGGCTTCCAACATGGCTACATCCACCGTGCTGTTAAGCCTTGGATTGCCGACAATGGCAGCAGCAATAGACGTTAAAATCGCATCCAGAGCAGCATCGCGGGCACTGGCGGCGGGTTTTTGTACCGCCACCTGCACTTCGGCGCGGTGCTGGATGAGGTAACGCAGCGGCGAGAGCAATGTTTCTGCCACGGTCACCTCGCCATCAAACAATATGATCAGGCCATTATCGGGGATTTTAACGGGCAGCACCTCGTTGCGCTTCACTGTGACGGTGGGAACGGTTTGCAAAACGGCCAGCAAGGCCTGCAGGGCGGTTTCACGAATGCTGCTCATTTGGGGTCTTTCCAGTGGTTCACAATCAACACAGGCAAGCGGTTCTGCCAAACCTCGGCTTCACGTTTCAGATCAATGCGTTTTTTGGTGCGCACTTGGCGCACCAGCCAGAACATCACCGCCGTGGACAGGCCGCGCCCCGAGGCTTTCTGTTTATCGGTGGCGGATCGAATGCCGCGCGCGGTGGCGCGTACGTTATCCACCACCAGCAGCGATACGCCGCTGGGACGGTACACAAACCGCAGCCGCCCAAGTGTCTGTTCGGGAAAATTGCTGGGGTTGATGCGTTTGCCGCCCATACCGCGTTTCGGGGCATTGGGGGTGGGAATCGCCAGCCACAGGCCATCTTTGCCGCGTATTGTTGTGGCGGTTTCGAGGCCCATCATGATTTCTGGCGCGTTGGTATACACCAAACCCGCCGCCTTGAGGCTCACTTGCCCCTGCGGATACACCTTGCCGCGCCAAGTGTTGGCCAGCCGCTGGCCAAGCCCAGCCGACGTGACCTGCCGCCGCATCGCCCCTTTCAAGCCATCGGTGGCCTGTTTGACCCCCGCCGTGACGGCGGTTTCCGCTGCCCGCACTTCGGCGGCCATGGTTTCGGTCAGCGATCCTTGGATGGCGGCAGTAAACTTCATGGCCGAGTACAATCCAACGTCCAGATCAGGTTTTCCGTATCCCGCACCGGCTCACCCTGCACGACATATGTAAGCGCACCGATGGACAAGGTATCGCCCTCATTAGGATCGAGAACATCCGAAACTCGCACATCCACCATCAGCGTGGGGGTGTGAATGGCCATTTCGCGCACATCGACAATACGGTCAGGCGATTTAATCACCGCCCGAATTGTTTTCGGAGTGCCTGCCACAGGCGTATACAAAACATCTCGAGCCAGAGCAGAATCAGAAAATAGGGCATCGATCATCTCCTGAAAAGCACTCATTGGGCGGCCAGCAGCGCGGGGGCGATGAACAATTGCCCATCCAACGACGCGGCGGCTTTCACCGC